AATATTCCGCGCAGTACCGAAACATTCAAACCGAGTAAAAAAATTAAATTACCGAAGATACCTAGATTTGGTCCGATAGTGTCGAAATTAGCCAGGTTTGCGCGCACATTTGGAACTATGATTCTACGATTAGGTCCTATGATAATGGCAGCCGGATCTGCTATAATGACGGGTCTTGGTGCCCTTGTATCGGCGATCTTCACGCCTGTAGGTCTTATCATTGCCGCGGTTGTCGCAGTCGGTGCCGTACTGTTTTTCGCGTATAAGCATTTTAAAAAGAAATGGAAAATCGACAGTTTTAAAGATATGATGAAAATAGCATTCGGAAAACTTTTGGATTTGATTGGCACGGTAATAAATGCCTTTACTGCTATCAGTCGTTGGGGAATGCGTCTATTCGGATTTGATAGTGCCGCAGATAAGATTGAAGATGCAGAAAAATTTATAACCATAGATACCAATAGAGGTGAATTGGCAAAAATCGCCGGGCAAGAAAACACAAGAGTTAGTAGATTAAAAGCTGCTAAAGAAGCTGAATTAAAAGCTATAAGCGATAAACGAAACGCCAGTAATATTATTATTGCACAAAATAGTAATAGTGGTAATATAATAACTACTAATAATAATACATCACTGGTAGGTGGAGCAGAACCTGCGTCAAGACCTACCGGAAATCCTTATGGTGAATTGAGTAACTTGTTCGCATCGGCATCGGCGGCATAAAGACAAAAAAATGCGGAGGGATAACAACAAACCCTCCGCATCTCTCTCAGTATTATGATTACTCTTGAGCTAACTTAGCGAAATAACTAAGAGTAGCATCGTCATCCGTTTCTGTAGCGGCAAATTGTTCTGCCGTGACAGGAGCAGCTACTTCAGGAGCAGCAGCAACGGTTTGTGATTCACCTAATTGAGCCATTTGTTGTACGCTCGGAGAGTTATCAATTCCCAGGACTTTGTTCAACTTAGCTTTCAATTCATCATATGATTTATAATTGGCAGGATCTTGTAACTCAGCGAGTGCATGAACCTTATTATAAATTTCTTCGCGATGTGAATCATCTTTAAAGACGTCGTTCTTGGAGAACTCAGACTTATCATAATTACGATATCCTTCGACTTGGCGGATCTTGATCTTAAAGGTAGTGTCTTCCCAAAGATCGTATGGATTAACAGGCTTCTCGTCTTTGAAAGACGGTTGCATGATATCCATAACCTTATCAAAGATTTTTTTACCAAACATATAAAGGAATACTTTACCTTCGTTTGCGGGATTATCAGGGTCTGATACAACCATGATATTAGAGACATAATGAAGACGACGTTTACGATCACGAGCGATTCCCTTATCTGACTCAACACCTGAATTCCAAAGGATAGAATTGGCTTCTGATACAGGATCGTCTTGACCAATACTAGTCAAAGATTTCTCGATGTACCATTGACCATTTGGACCTTTGAATCCATGATCCCAGTAACGAACCCACGGAAGATCTTCACCTTCCATTTGAGGTAAGAAACGAATTTCAGCATAACCATTACCTGCTTTGTCTACAGTTGGTTTCCAATAGCGTTCGTCTGCCTGATATTTTTTTGCCGGTGCATTTACCTTATTGGCTTCATCAACCAGCTTCGCAATATTATTACGATTTTTTCTTAAGTTTTCAAAACTCATATTTTATATTCCTTAGTATTATTGACAATGTATAACATTGTGTTACAGTGTATGTAACAATTACGTTTGTGTAACTGTTAGTTCTATTATATATCAAAAAGATACATTTGTAAATAGATTTATGACATTTATTTATCGTCAATATCTAATGTACTCTCTTTTGGTAGATAATTCAGGTTCATAGCTTCAACTTCAATCTTTTCCTTTACGACCGGAGATAGAAATTTAGATATGTCTTCAATCTCGATCTTATTTTCCTCGCATATATCCACAATCGCATCGATATACGTGAGTCTTTTTTCAAGGACCGTAGTTTGAATTAATTTAGTAAGTTTAGCTTTCGTTAATGGTATCATTATTTAAAGATCCTAATTAATATAGTATCATTATTAATTCTACCATTCGGAATAGATTGTTTAGTCGTTAAACCTTTCCAAATTGTATTAATACGAGATACTGATTTAGATTGAATGTCCGGAAGAATATCTTCGGGCTTACGAAGTCTAATAGACCTTGAGGCAGAGTTTAAGTTTTGTAGTGTAGTGCCTTTCACCTCAAATCCCTTTGGTGAACTCGTGAGATACTCGGTTAACATACGATTCTTGGTATTGAATGTATACAATTGACTCGCGCCAATAATTGATATGGGATTAATACTTTGAATTTTGTACTCAATCGATTCTTTGGCATACTTAATTCTTGATACTTGTCTGTCGGCCGTCATAATCGTTGGTGCTTTAGTTTTACGAGTAGCTTTTTTGTTTAACATATATCTTTTAATGTCGTCACGAATATCGATCAAGAACGCTAATAGAACCTTTTGACGAGCGGGTTTCATAAACTTATATGATTCCGTTAATTGATCATCTTTCTTAGTCAGAAGAAGTTCAATCTCTTGAGTCAATTTTTCGATATGATCAAAGCTAGCCTTGGCGGTATTGTATGCAGTACCTTCTTTATTGAATTTAGAATAGATATTCAATTCATCAAAGGCAGTCAATGCGTTATTGATTTTATGGTTTAATACATGATCATCAATAACATCATCAATATTTGCTAGCATATCACCCGTCTTGACTTTAAGTATTTCCATAGGTGAACGAGAGACAGGACCTGTAGCAATACCCGCAGCTTCTTTTTCAGCAATTCTTTTATTACCGTCAAGTGTCAGTGTAGTGATATAATTATCAATTACCATATCACCTCTCCAATTGTCTGGAAATTCTAACTCAGCATTCTTCCAACCAATAGTTGCGGCGACATAAGTGTAGAGATAAAATTGCCAATCGGATGCAGAGAACATTATTTTCACTTCGTCTTTGGTATACTCTTTACGAATATAATTACGTATCAAACCCGCGATATCTTTTTTATCTACATCAGTTCGCATATATGTTTTATACGCAAAGAACCCATGATCAAGTGGTGCACCGGCTATGCCTGTTTTAACGCGACGTTTAAGCTTTTTCTTACGTTTAGCCATATTATTGAATACTCCAATCACTTACAGAATCAACTCTGAAAGAGCGCCATCCCATTGCTTCAACATCATAACACTTAACGATATCGTGGTTTACTGGACGTACAGGTTTGTCATCATCTGACGTAGCCGCAGTTTGACTTGCGGTATCCATCATAGAAGGGACTAATGTACATAACATTATACGATGAGAGCCGTCAACTTTGATAAAGTTAACTTCACAAACACCATCATGTAAACTGTTGATAATTTTTAAACGCAAGTCAGCGAGGCGTTTTTCTTTAAGCTCGATACCTTGAGCTTCAGCTTTAGCAGCCGCTCTATCATTTGCATGTTTAAGCATTTTAGCCATGCCATACGCAAGAGACGCAGGGTCTTTAATATCTTCATTAATAGTATTCATAATATATTCCTTTTGTTTGTATTATATTTTTTAAGGCCGATGTAGATGTCTTTTAAACCCCAACCGCATGCGAAAGAAAGAGTCGCGAGTAATAAAAATTGAGATATGGTATATAATAATTCTAACATTATTTACAAGCCCTCCTTAAGCGACTAACATCTTTATCAGCATAATCGCCGTTATAGTACCAATTACGAGTCGCTACGCAATCCAGCATTTTAGTTTCACATTCTTTAGCGAATTCACAACCAGTTTCACAAGGGATATCACGAACAAATTCAACACCTTCGTAAAGTGTTGAGATTGCTCTATCATCTTGGAAGTCCGCATCATGCCAAACTGTTATTTCGTTTCTAGAACCATTCATATATTAATCTTTCTTTTGTTGTTTTGATAGGTCTATTATATCATACTTTGCTGCAAATGTAAACACTTAATTTCATTCCAAGTGCATTTTATTTTATACTGTAACATAAATGTAACAGTATTCATATAGCTAATATATTAACTCTTGTGCGCACAGCGGCGACATGTAGCTAATATATTAGCTATCAGTTTTTCTATTTACTTTTATCGATATATAGTTTATAATAGTATTATAGATAATCATACAAACGAGTACAGACAAATGACGGCATATAAATTTAAC